GAACTTAGCCAGCGGCGTGTTTTCCTTGCCCCAAGGAAATGCAAAAAAAACAAAGGCTTCTGGATCATCCTTCAACTTGGATGACCACAGTTGCGTCATGAGCGTTTGTTCTTCTTCAGCGGAAAATTTGGGTTTTTGCATAAAAAATAAAAAAAATTGGCGTGACCCCTCCGTCACCGTGACCGGTCGCCGTCGGCCCTACCCGGCCCTTGCCTTGCCGACTCGGACGTTGCCTTGCGTCTAGGTTAACACGACGACGCGCCAAGACGACGCGAGCACATGGACGATTGATCGTCAATAGGGGTTTACCCTGCGACAGCGTGTCGCATTGGCGTGCGCGGACGATGTTGGCACAGTGTGATCAAGCGCCGCGTGGCGTGTTAACAGGAGAGCAACACAATGCAAGCAATCGTCACCAAGTACATCCCGCCGACTAACCACAGGCCTGCGCGAATCAAAGCGACGGCGATGGCTGGGAGCGTAACGATTAGCTACGATTACGCCAACTATCATGAATGGCCGTTTCGCAAGGCTGCGCAGGCGCTTTGCGACAAGTTTGGCTGGGACTGGGAAATGACTGGGGGCAGCTTGCCTGATGGGTCAATCGTTTGGGTCAAGTTGCCATGAAACTCGAAAACTACCTCGATCTCGCACTCGCATTATTCATCGTCGTTGCGTCAGTCATTTTGATTGACGCCATTTGCAAGTAACCCAGGGGAACAACATGCTTTTCAACGTATGGGCTGACGGCCAACACTCAAAGACAACCATCATCGCTGATTCAATGAATGACGCATTAGATATCTTTTGCGCTCACCACGGTTTCATTGATCACGCTGACTATTGCCAGGAAAAGGGCCTGGAAGAATCCAACATCAACATCGAAGCAGTTTAAGTAACCCAGGAGCAAGCATGACAATTACCAAAGCCATCGCCGCATCGCGCAGCTACGTTCAGATTCTGCGCTCGGGCAATCAATGGGTTGTGATCAGCCCGCATTACCCCAACAAGATTGACGGGCCGTCAACGCAAAGCAACCCAACTGACTACTGGCAAGCCATCGCGCACGCTACCCGCGCGATATCCGTGGTTGCGCTCGCCATCATGGGCGCTTGCTCTTACGATGCCGCGTTTATCGCTTGCGAGACGCCTGGAGACGTTCGCACGCGCGTTCGCGCCGGGTTACGCGCGTTCGCTAAGTGTCAATAGTCATCGCGGCGTTGATCGCCGCTCTGATCTGCATCATTCTTGATCTTTAAACCCTCCTCGGAGGGTTTTTTTACGCCTGGGCTTGGATCATTAGCTAACTGCAAAGGTTCTTCAACCTCGACAATCTCAGCCTCGATCACGCGCTGCGCCGCTTCCTCAAGCGCCTGCGTAATGCTGATCTGCCCGCTGATCTCGATCACCTTGGGTTGTTCAGCCCAGCGCATCTGCGTTTTAGTCCACCAAATCAGCGACGCCACATCGCCGGCCATCGCCTTTTGATACAGCGTGCTGCCGATGCCCATGCTCGCTTTGGCGCGTCCCCGTTCAATTTCCTCGCTCAGATACTTGCGTAGCGTCATCTGATCAATCCCGTCATCGCCAATCAGCGAGGCGATATGCTTTTCCGGAACAGCCCAGGTTGCCAATTGCTCGGCCAGAACGCGATCTTTATCGGAGGGCACAAAAGGTTTTCGACCCGAACCCTCACGCCGACCACCTACTTTCTTTTCTTCAACCGATTTTTCACATTGTGACATTTCCAGCACTTTCTCCATAGGATGAAACCTTCGACGTAAAATCGTCCCGCATCGAAAACGTAGCAACGTAGCACTCTAAAGAGTGTGCTACGTTTTGCTACGTTTTTTCTCGCCTTTGCCACAACGTAGCCGCTACGCGATGCTACGCTATGCTACGTTTTGCTACGCTAATTTTGCCCTCATAAGATCATCTGCGAACGATCCCTCTATAACGGCAAAACCCTTATCGAGCTTTGCCACAATTTTAGCGTCCAGCAGATCACGCACAATCGACCCTTCCCTCCCCGATGGTTTGAGCAATTGGTCTGCGTTTTTCTCGCTGGTGCCGTTTTCGATCATAAAGGCCCGCAGATCATCTCGGGCAATATAAGGCTGATCGTCACGCACCTCGGCCTTGCCGCAACCAAACCACGCACGCCTGAAGAATTTCTTGTGATCGTCCAGTTTGCTCCCTTTGGGTTGCGGCATCCTTAGATCGCCGTCCACAAAGAATGAGAACACCGCCCCATCAATCGGCAAACCATCTTCGTCCACCCAGTCAAGGCTAACTGGCTCAAGCCAACCATAACGCTCTGCTGGCTCGGGCGAGTCCTTCATCTTCGTACAGCTAACCTTGATCTCATTCTTTTCCCCTGACACTAGGATGCTCGCGTCAAGCGCTCCGCGCCACGCGCTAGAACCGCGTGCACGCTGTTTTGACTCGCTACTGTGGCCCAAGTGGTGCACAAGCATACTCGTCGCTCCTAGGGCCGTAGAAACGATATTGCAGGCATTGATCATGGCGCGAGTGTCCTTGGCGCTGTTCTCATCGCCGCTCATATGGTTATTGAGGGTATCAATGATCACCAACACCACGGTCTCGCCGGTCATCTCACGCACTGCCGCGATAATCCTAGCTGCGGCGCCGGGGCTGTCCAGATCAATCGCCTTGTTGCTGATCAGCAGATTGTCTAATTGGGTTATGCCATTTTTGGCGCACCACGCCGCGATCCGCTGGCGCATCCCGTAATTACCCTCGCCTGCCAAATAAACCACAATGCCGGGCTTGGTCTTGATCCCCTGCCACATCATTGCGCTCGCAATCGAGCAGGCCATGTCAAGCGCCACAAAGGTTTTGCCCACGCCGGACTCGCCATAGATCATGCAAGTCCCATACGCTGGCAACCATCCCTTTATAACCCACGGGAGCGGGGCTGGTTGGCCCAAGAAGCTCGTTGCGCGGGTAAGGTAATAGTCAGATGTGGCCTGACTCTGATAATTGTTTAGAATCGCTTCTGCGGCCTCGTCGCCAAGTGCGGTGCTTGCCGCCACATCGTGATCTGGCTCATATCGGGCAACTGACCGGGCAATCTGGGCAATTTCGCTGCTGGGCAGTGGGATTTCGCAACGTGTCTCATTTGCAATACTTATTGCGGCCAAGATTTCGGCCTCGCTCATGCCGAAATTACGCATCGAGCCGGCAAGGCTAGTCAGTCCTGCGTTGCGATTGCCTTTGATCAGATCGCCGTTGGTGGCGCTTTTGGTCTTGCGCTGGCTAAGGTGCGGAAGCCAGTTGAATGGGATGCTGCCAGGTGCGATGCCATCGAATGGGTCGCTGCTGGCCTCCCATTCGTACGCCTTGCCCTCTACGCTGCTGGGGTGCGCCACAAAGTAACGGCCATCCGACAATAGATCAATGCCCTCACGCAGCTTGCATGATCGGATTCCAGACTGGTATGCGGCAATATAATGCTGCCCACCGCCTGCGGTGAGAGCCATCGCGCAGTCGGGCGGTGAGCCGTGCTCGGCAATCCAACCTTGCCAACTCGTGTCGCCACCGTTGCGCGGGTCAATGTCAAACACCACGATGCCTGACTTTTCCCCTGCCGCGATGCCAATGTTGAAGTTGGGATTTTGGCCCCACCAGGCTCGAATCTGCTCGGCATTTGTTGTGGCGTCATGCACCCCATGCGCCGTGGCCGGGGTCTTGCCGTTGGGCACCACGGGCAAAACGTGCCAGCCCCAACTGGCGTAGGCCAAGGCTGCGTCAATCTTGCTCGTGGTCTGCACGCAGCGCTCCTTCCGTCTTAACTTGTAATTCGTACTGACGGGCGATCGGCGGCCTCTCTCCCCACTTGTAGATCACCTGCGGCCAGATGCCTAGGGCATCGGCGAGCTTCTTTAGGCCCCCGAAATGTTGTATCGCCTCTTGTGTTGTCACTTTTTTCGCTCCTGAGTGAAATAACCTGTTGACATCCTAAAACGAAACGGGTTAAGATGCAAACACTGCACGAACCGATGGCCGGACGGTGCGGTAATCAGGAGCAACAACACATGGTTAGGTTAGATGTCAGCGACGCA